CTCGTCGTGGAAAGGGTAACATCATCATGTGTTCTGCAGACGTTGCTTCTGCACTAACCATGGCTGGTGTACTTGACTACACTCCTGCTCTTAATGCTAACCTTAACGTTGATGATACTGGTAATACATTTGCTGGTGTACTTCAGGGTAAGTATAGAGTATACATCGACCCATATTCTGCTAACCTAGATGTTTCAGGTAACACTGCAACAAATAGTGGTAATCAGTACTATGTTGTTGGTTACAAAGGTACTTCACCTTATGATGCTGGTCTGTTCTATTGCCCTTACGTTCCACTACAGATGGTTCGTGCGGTGGGTGAGAACTCCTTCCAGCCTAAGATCGGATTTAAGACTCGTTACGGAATGGTCGAGAACCCATTCTCACAGGGTCTTACTCAAGGATCTGGCGTTCTTACACAGAATGCAAACCGTTACTACAGACGTGTTGCTGTTAAGAACCTCATGTAAGCTAGATGCTTATATTTTTCAAAGAGACTCCTTCGGGGGTCTCTTTTTTTGTCTAAATACTTAAAAGTATATTATAATGGCGATTAGAAAACCACCTGCTGATAGACCAGGAACACCATTAACAAATAGAAACTTTCTATCACCTGTAGGGTTTAAGTTTTCTTTAAAGAGAGCACCTGGTGTTGCTTTCTTCTGCAACCAAGCAAACATACCATCTATGGATCTTGGTATTGCAGAACAACCTAGTTACTTAAGAACCATTCCTGTTCCTGGTGATAAGATACAATTTGGTGATCTAACTTTAAGATTTCTTGTTGATGAAGATCTTGTCAACTATATGGAATTGCAAAAATGGATTCGTGGATTGGGATTTCCTGAAAGTATGAATGAGTTTCGTGAGTTGGAAAGTGAAGCAGTATTACCAGGCAACTTTGGTAATGCAGGAGATGACATATATTCTGATGGAACCTTACAGATATTAAGTAGTAATTTAGTACCTTCATTTCAGGTAGTATTCAACGACTTATTTCCTTACACATTATCAACTATAACATTTGATGCAACAGATGCTGACATAGAATACTTTACAGCAGACGTGTCTTTCAAGTATACTATATACAACCTTACTGATATGGAAAACAATCTTTTATGAGTATTGATCTTGATTCTATTCAAGAGATGTGGGAAAAGGACGCAAAGATCGATAGAGATAATCTACATGAAGAATCGTTGAACATCCCCTCTCTACATGCAAAGTATTTTGAATTATATAATACTATCTTTCTACTAAGAAAGAAAGCAGAACAACAAAGAAAGAATATCCGTCACGAACGATACGAATATTTTAGTGGGAAAGCAGACCCAGAAGTATACGTAGAGAATCCTTTTGGGAAGAAGATTAGAGATAAAGATACGATGACAAAGTATCTTGATGCAGATGAGAAACTTTCTAATTCATCTCTTAAGATAGAATATTACGATACGATGCTTACATACCTAGAAAGCATTCTTAAGGTTATACAGAACAGAACATTTCAAATTAAGAATGCAATTGAGTTTATGAGATTTAATTCTGGACTGGGTTGACAATACTTAATAAATACCCATAGATGCATGGGTTAAGTGATTGACACAACAGCCAATGTCTTCATATCTAAGGCTAACGAAGTATTTTTAAAAATAGATTCAGAACCTCATATTGAGTATGAATTGAGAGATCACTTTACCTTTGAGGTAGAGGGTGCAAAGTTCATGCCTCAATATCGTAATAGGAATTGGAATGGAGAGATCCACCTATTCGATATGAGATCAAAGAGAATTTATATTGGATTATTAGATAGAATTATTTCTTTCTGCCAAAGACATGACTACACATATAAGTTTGTAGATAATGAATACTATGGTGCTCCCTTTGAGATTAATGAGGGAATATCATATGAAGGTGTTAAGGATTATATGAGTTCCATCTGCTCCCATAGTCCACGAAAATACCAAGTTGAGGGAGTATACGATGCGTTAAGACATAATAGAAAGCTATTGATATCACCAACTGCTTCAGGTAAATCTTTGATGATTTATTCTCTTGTAAGATATTACGTTGATAAAGGACAAAAAATTCTCTTAGTTGTTCCAACGACATCCCTAGTAGAGCAGATGTATAAGGATTTTGAAGATTATGGTTGGGATGCTGATTCATACTGCCACCGTATCTACGCGGGAAAGGATAAAACCAACGAACACCCCGTTACTATAACTACATGGCAATCTGTCTATAAACTAGAGAGATCCTTTTTTGAAGACTATAACGTTGTTATCGGTGATGAGGCTCACTTATTTAAAAGTAAGTCCCTAGTATCTATAATGACAAAACTTCATCATGCTAAGTATAGATTTGGATTTACTGGAACATTAGACGGCACACAGACTCATAAGTGGGTCTTAGAAGGATTGTTTGGTCCATCATACAAGGTGACTAAAACAGACGAATTAATGAAGCAAGGTCATCTTTCTAAATTAGATATTCAATGTTTGGTTCTTAAACACCTTCCTCAAAAGTTTGAAGTTTATAATGATGAGATAGAATATTTAATATCACATGAGCAGAGAAATAAATTTATAACTAATCTAACATTAGACTTGAAAGGTAATACACTTGTGCTCTATAGTAGAGTAGAAGCACATGGTGCAGTATTATATGAAAAGATAAATAATAGCAAACGAATTGACCGTAAAGTATTTTTTGTTCATGGTGGAGTGAATGCTGAAGAAAGAGAATTGATTCGTGAAATTACTGAGAGGGAGAATAATGCAATCATCGTTGCCTCGTATGGAACATTTTCTACTGGCATCAATATTAAAAATCTCCATAACGTTATTTTTGCCAGCCCGTCCAAATCGAGGATCCGTAATCTCCAAAGTATTGGACGAGTACTTAGAAAAGGTAACAACAAAGTAAAAGCAACTTTGTATGATATATCAGATGACTGTACTCATAACTCTAGAAAAAATTACACGTTAAATCATTTTATAGAAAGAATTAAAATTTATAATGAAGAAAATTTTAACTATGAAATAATCACCGTACAACTTAAGAAAGATGGGAATTGAAGACGACTTCTATGCAACAATAAAACTTAGATCTGGAGAAGAATTGTTCGCTCGAGTTGCTGCTTCTGAAGAAGAAGATAGAACTATGTTAATTATTCATACTCCTGTAACTTTTAGTGAAATTAAAAATAAAAATGGATTAGTAGGATATAAAGTAGAACCCTGGTTAAAGACTACAAGAGAAGATATGTTTCTTATTGATATGAATAATGTTATAACTATGTCTGAATCATCTGATATGGAAATGATTATAATGTATCAACATTTTCTTAAAGACTCTCAAGGAGAAATGCAACATCAACATAAACTCAATAGAAGAATGGGATACATTTCTAATGTAAATGATGCTAAAGAAAACTTAGAAAAAATATTTAAATTAGATAGTCCTGAAAATACTAGTAGTTAATATATCTCTTTAACCCCCACAAAGGTATTCTACTTGATTTTTAAAACTTGTCAACTGTATGTGGAAATGCTATAATAATACATAGTAGTGATAATGACTTATGGCAATAATCCGACCTATGGCAAAACGTAAGAGATCTGAACACTATGTAAACAATAAAGAATTCCTTGCTGCATTAATTAAATATCAAGAAGATATAGAAATAGCACGACTGCAAGATAAAGTTAAACCCGTTATACCAAGGTACATAGGTGAGTGTTTCTTAAAGATTGCTAATCATTTATCATTCAAACCAAACTTTGTAAACTACATGTTCAAGGAGGACATGATCTCTGATGGAATCGAAAATTGCGTTCAGTATATACATAACTTTAATCCTGAAAAATCCAAGAATCCTTTTGCTTACTTTACACAGATTATACATTATGCATTTCTCCGTAGGATACAAAGGGAGAAACGTCAGTTAGAAATTAAAAATAAAATTATAGAGAAGTCTGGTTATCAAGAAGTATTCAACGATGACAATAAGATTGACGGATCTAATTTTGCAGACTATAATTCAATCAAAGATGCGGTGCATTCTAAATTGCGTAATTAATGAAAGTTGCAATCATAACTGATCAGCACTTCGGAGCAAGAAAGAACTCAAAACTTTTTCATGATTATTTTCTGAAGTTTTATAATGACGTGTTTTTCCCTTTCCTAAAGAAGGAAGGAATCACCACGGTTATTGATATGGGTGATACATTTGATAATCGCACAGGGATTAATTTCTCAGCATTAACTTGGGCAAAGGATAATTACTTTGATCGTTTAAGAGATATGGGCATTACTGTCCATACTATAGTTGGTAATCATACAGCATATTATAAGAATACAAACGAAATAAATGCAGTAGATCTTCTATTGAGAGAATATGATAATGTAAAAATATATTCAGAAACAACTTCTATAGAAATAGGTGGTTGTAATATTCTTCTTGTACCTTGGATTAATAAGGAGAATGAAGAGATGACTGTTGCTATGATTAATAAGTCAAGAGCACCTATGTGTATGGGGCATCTTGAGTTGAATGGATTTAGAGCAACTCCAGGTCACATGATGGAGCATGGAATGAAATGGGATATATTTAAGAAATTTAAAAAAACTTTTACGGGACATTATCACTGTAGATCTAATCAAGATAATATTTACTATTTGGGTAATCCATATGAAATGTTTTGGAATGATGTGAATGATGTCAATCGTGGATTTCATTTATTTGATACAGAGACATTAGAGCATACTCCTATTAATAATCCATATAGATTACATCATTTAGTTTATTATAATGATACTGATTATCAATTATTCGATGCACGAGAGTTAGAAAATAAAATCGTAAAAGTTATTGTTAAACAAAAATCAAATATCACTCAGTTTGAAAAGTTTATTGATAAACTATATGCAACTAATGTAGCAGAATTAAAAATTGTAGAAAATTTTCAGATTCAAGAAGCAACAGATTTTGAAGCATTTGAGTCAGAGGATACCATCTCTGTTCTTAATCGATATATTGAAGAAGCAGAAATTAAACTTGATAAATCTAAAGTACAAAAGATGATACAAAACATCTATCAAGAGGCATGTGAGTTAATATGAAATGTAAAGAGAATTTAGAACTTCATATTTTTAAACATCATAATCATTTGTTTATGAATGATAGAATAGTGAATGAAATTAAAGATGTTTATCTTACTAGAGATGTTAAGGTAAGAGGTGGTGGTTTGAGTAATGTAAAAGCTCTTCAAACATTTTCGACTCAGCAATTAAATTCCCAAACTATTGATTTACTTATAAAATGGATTTCTAGTTTTCTAATTATACCAAAAAAACATGAACGTGATGATACAAAAATAGATTTTCATTATGCAATAACTGATTTTTGGGTAGCAAAATATAGTAAAGGGGATCATACAGTAGATCATTCTCATGAACCAGCAGCATATTCTTTTGTTTATTTTGTCAAATCTCCTACTGGATCATCACCTTTAATTTTTACTACTAGTGACACAAAAATAGAACCTGAAGAAGGAACAGTTGTTATTTTTCCTGGTAATTTAAAGCATCATGTACCAACAAATAATTGTGATGGTAGAATTGTTTTAGCTGGTAATATTTACGCTATGTTTTATAGAGACAAACGTAGTGGAGACACCTTTATCAAATAATGTATATTATAACAGTACATGGAAAAGAAACAGAAGGTGCGTACTCAGTACAAGATGATGAAGGAGAAAATATACTTTATCTTTTTGAAGAAGAAGATGATGCTATGAGGTATGCTATGATGCTTGAAGATAGTGGAAGTCCAAAAATGCATGTTATTGAAGTGGAGGATGAAGTTATGATCAAGACCTGTGAGGTCCATGATTATAACTATGCAGTTATTACTCCCAATGACATCGTAGTCCCTCCTACCACCAAACATGATTACATTTGAAAAAATAAGATGGAAGAACTTTCTATCTACTGGCAACCAATTTACAGAAATTAATTTAGCACTTGATAGTGAAGCTAAGTATTCTAAGAATTCTACTACATTAATAGTAGGAACAAATGGTGCTGGAAAGAGTACTGTATTGGATGCTCTTACTTTTAGTTTGTTTAATAAACCATTTCGTAAGATTAGTAAGGGACAGTTAGTTAATACTGTAAATGAAAAGGATTGTATGGTTGAGGTTGAGTTCTCTATAGGATCGACTGAATGGAAAGTAATAAGATCCATTAAACCAAATAAGTTTGAGATATGGAGAGATGGTAGTTTGATGGATCAAGCTGCTTCTGCTAATGACCAGCAGAAATGGTTAGAGCAAAATGTTCTTAAGATGAATTATAAGTCATTTACTCAGATTGTTATTCTGGGCAGTAGTGCTTTTGTTCCTTTTATGCAATTGACTGCATCTAATAGAAGAGAAGTTATTGAAGATCTTTTGGATATTAAAATTTTCTCTTCTATGAATGGTGTAATTAAAGATAAGATCAGGGAATTGAGGGAGAAGATAAAAACATTAGAACTTAAGAAAGAATCTCTTAATGATAAAGTAGAAATGCAAGAGAATTTTATTGAAGAGATAGAACAGCAAGGTAAGGGAAGAGTAGAAGAGAAGGAAGGTAAAATAAATTTACTTGAAGGTGAAATGCAGGAAACATCTGATCTTACACAAGGACTAGTGGAGGATGTTGAGATGCATACTAAAGATCAAGAAAAGCTAACAGGAGCTACAAAAAAGTTACGTGAGTTGGGAAACCTTAAAGGAAAAATATCCAATAAAGTATCTACCATTACTAAAGAGCACAAGTTCTTTACAGAGCATACGGTTTGTCCTACCTGCGAACAAGACATCGCGGAAGACTTCAGAATAAATAAAATTACAGATGCTCAAACTAAAGCTAAAGAGTTGCAATCTGGTTATAAAGAACTAGAAGAAGCAATTAAAAATGAAGAAGAGAGAGAGCATC